GGCTTCGGTTTAGGCTTTGGCGAACATTTTGCCGGTGTCGTCACTTCGTCGCGTTCGGTGCTCTGGTACTCGTCGTACTTGCTGACCGTGATAACTGTATAGTGCCGATTGGTTTCCACCGTGATTTCGCCGGTCTTTTTCAGCTTACCGAGCGCCGTCCGTACCTGCTGCACAGACAGCCCGCTTTCCGCCGAGAGTGCCGCATAACTTGTTGCAAACGCACCGCGCGGTATTTCTATACCCTGCCACTCGCAAGCCTTGTAATTAGCTCGCAGCAACACATGCAGCCATAGCTTGCAGGTGGGGAGGTCTTTGTACCACCCCCACTCCGTAAGCGCACGGTGCAGCTTAATGTGCCCGTTCATTTCCCATCACCTCAGAACGGAACGTCCGAATCTTCCTCCGGCGTATCCGCAAAATCGCTGTTCTCCTTTGGCTTGCCCTCGCTCTTGCCGCCGCAGAAGTCGATGCTTTCGCACTGCACTTCCCACGAGCGACGCTTATTGCCGTTCTTGTCCTGCCAGTCGCGGCTTTCCAAACGGCCGGAAACAATGCACATATCGCCCTTGTGGAACCATGTGCTTGCGTGCTCCGCCAGCTTGCCCCACAGGACAACGGAACAGAAGTCGCTCTGATATTCTCCGTTGTTATCCTTTCTGCTGCGTTGTACCGCAATCGTACCGCTTGCTACAGCCGTATTAGACTGCGTGTGTCGCAATTCCAAATTATCTGTTAATCTTCCTTGTAAAACGATCTTGTTAAGCACTTGTATTCCTCCGTTTGTTGCATTTTTTCAATCCATTATGCAATTTCGCATGTTCTGATCGGGTCAGAACCACGATATTTTCTGGATTGTTGTTTGTCTTATTGCCGTCAATGTGATGTACAATGTCCGAAGATGTCAGCTTTCTTCCGTATTTCTGTTCAGCTACAAGCCTATGTTCCAGCACAAACCCGTGTTTATCTGCTAAGTGGTTGTCTGGTCGATATACAAGAATATACCCGCTTGAGTGTTTCTTTCTTCCTCCGGACCAGTGATAATTTTTATCTCCAGCCATTGCTTCTCTCAGCTTTTGTTTGGTTTCATCTGACATCTTGCGTCCGTACGTCGGGCACAAGCTACCGGTTTTCCCAATGTGCGGATGTTTATGATTTTTCCACAGGAATTTTACGCTTTCAATTCGCGTAGGAACTCTCATGCCTGCTTTTTTCATCTCTCTTGAGAGTTTTTGTCGCTCAATTCCGATTTCGTTCTCAAGCATTCGCAAGCTCGCACCTTCCGCAATCCGGGTTTCGATGTATTCCCGATATTTTTCTAAATCAACTTTCATCTCCCTGTCTCCTTGGTATACTTCTGGTTTTCCTCGTCCCACAGTGGATAGAGGCTTTGCAGGTACTCCCGCATTTCCCGCTTGATTTCCTTGCCGTCGCCCTGGTCCATTTCCCGGTGACAGTCCGGGCACAGCATGACTAAATTCGTCGGAATGCCCATGCCTCCGCGTGCCCTCGATACAAAATGGCACGCTTGCAGTACACCGCCTTTCCCGCAGTGGCGGCAAATGCCGCCGTCCCGGTCGTAGCATTCCATCCAAACAGCCGGAGAAATGCCGGTAAACTTGGTTTGTCTCCTCATACGTCCTTGCCCTCCGGCTTCCACTTCGCCAACCACCCGAGTACCGTACTTTCCGGTTCGGTTTCAATTCCCTGCTCCTTGCAGTCCTGTACAATGAGGTCAATCAACCTGCCCATCTGTACCGTGCTGTAAGTGCTCGAACCATAGTAACAGAGTAAGTACCCGCCGTTGCAATCCTGCGTCACCCAGCCTAAGCCCTGCTTGCTCCACAGGTCAGCAACAAGGTCTCGCGTCTGCTCGTTCGGATACGGCACCAACCGGTAGTTATCCCCGATTTCGGGGATATACTGCCGATAAACCTCCTCGCGCTTCATGCCGAGCTTTGCCGCGAGCTTGCTCATAAGTTCCCACGCGAATGCATTGGCTCGCCCGCTCCGCTTGTCATACTTGCGCTTGATTTCCGCGCAGTAGCGGCGGCCTGCCTGCATCTGGTCTACTTCTGCCCGCGCCATCGGCGCGTTTTTGATATGCAGGCAAAGCCAGTTGCCAAGCCCATTTCGGATAACTTTCGCCTCGTCAAACTCGTGCGTCACGCCTGTTCAATCTCCCTCTGCATTTCCTCGATCTTGCGCCACTGCTCTTCGAGTTCCAGCAGCGCAGCATTCATCTTGACGATATCGCCCTTGTCCTTGGCGTACTTCTCGTCCCACAACTGCTTTGCAACCGCCTTGTCACCGCTGATCTTCACCAGCAGCTTCTTTACATCGTTCGCCTTGGCTACCGCCGCCGCTACCTTCGGGTCTTCCGACTGCTTCTTGTCCGCGTGTGTCTGCTCATGGTATGCGTCCGTGTCCGCGTCCTTGGTGTCGTCGATCAGAAATAAGCCGTTCAGCGCATACTTGCGTGCATAGCTGCTTGCCGTGCCGGTGATCTGACTTTCGCTCATGCCTGCACGCTCCTTGTCCTCACGAGCTAACGCGATGTTAGATACCGACTTTCCGCTCTCTGCGTCCGTAATAGTTGCCGTAGCTTTGAGGTAATACCGATCGCCAATAAGCTGCATATCGTCGGTCAGCGTAACCACACAGCCGTATTTAAGCAAATGCGGCTTCAATGCCTCCAAAATGTCCTCGCAGGAGCGGTAAGAGTATTTACCGAACTTGTTATACTGCCCTTTCGGTGCTTTTAACTCCGACTGGATTTTGTTCAGCTTTTCGTAAATCTCCATTTAATTTTTCCTTCTTTCTGACTGCTTCTTCGAGCGTGCGGCAACGGTATGTTTTTCCGCCCACTCGGAACGTGTACTTGCTTTTCAATCCATGCGTGCACTTGTCAAGATACACACCCACGACACCCGTATCCGGATTTGCTTTCGGTGTTATGTTCCGAACATTCTCGGTTCTGGTGCACTCCCGCAAATTCTCAATACGGTTGTCCGTTCGATTGCGATTGATATGGTCAATTTCTCCATCAGGAAACCGGCCGTTATGATAAGCAAACACAAGCCTGTGTGCTTTGTACTGCTTTTTCTTGATTTTGATAATCAAATATCCGTCTTTATCGAGAGAACCGCACGAATTTCTTCTGTCTTTCCGTGTGAATGTTCCATTTTCGTGGTAAATAAAATTCTCCCTGATATACTGGATAACATCGAACTCCGCAGGCTCATGCTTCATTCTTCATCCTCCTGCTCAAAGTCATAAACCGCCATTCTCAAATCATCGAGAAAGCTCTTGATTTCCTGCGGAAACAAATCCGTGTAATCCTCCAGATACAGCCCGATAGCTGTTTCGGCTTCCCGCATATCCTGCAACCGGTTAAGCCGCTCCTGATCTGCCCTCTCCGGCGGCTCTAACGCCCACTCGGGGCAGCCGGTCAGTGTATCACGCATTGTTTACCGCCTCCATCGCCCGGATAACCTCGGCTTCGGGCACTTCTTCCAGCCCCTCATACCATACGTTTTCTCCGGTGCTCTTGTAGCGGTGAAAGCGGCGGTCAACCTGATACGTTCCGTTTGCACTTTTGCTCATGATCCATACCGAGCAGGTAGTGTTACCGATCTTTACCTCGGTGATCTTGCCTTCCGGCTTTTCCTCCAAGCTGAGGTTCATCAGCTTGCGCAGTGTTTCCTTCAACATCTTGCTTTTTCTCCTCTCCAGTGCTATAATCACCGTGTAATGTTTTTGCATGCCGCTGATTGGGTATCCTACCACCCGTCAGCGGCTTTTCTCATTCCTGCAGGTATTCCAGCTCACCGCTGAGCGGTGCGAAACACTGTGGGAACACATTGCCATAAGCATCCCGCAGGAGCAGGAACCGCCATCCCATGCGATCTACTGTCCAGACGCGCTCCATGCACTCAGCGTGCACCGTGATGCGCTGCTGAATCCGTTTCAGCTCATCCAGTGAACAAACCTCGTTGTCCCTGAAATCTAAGCCGTCCTTCTTCCGCGGTGCAAACCGCAGCACCCGCGCCGTGTCAATCGGCGTACCATTGATTTTCACAATCATGTTATCGCCTCCACTCCGTCCAGAAACAACCATCACCGATGCCGCAAGTACGGCTCATGAGAACCGGCTCGCCGTCATCGCCCTCGAAGATTTTGTCCTCGAAGGAATACTCCGGCTTGTCCTCGGTGCCGAACCACCCTTCGCCCTCGTGGTTTTCCGGATTGTATCGGGTGTAGTACCAGCCTAAACCCTGCGGGACTTCTCGCTTGTCCCAGTCTGGCAAGCTAAACTGTCGGAAATATTCGTGCTTTGTCATTTTCGTTCCTCCGTTCTCATGCTGATCGTCTTTGCGCTCTCGCGCATATGCAGGCCGTACTTAGCGGCGTGCATCGCCTTGCCGATAACCCGGCGCTGCATGTCTTTGACTTTCAGCGTCTTGCGTCTTGCTTCCGTCATATCCTGTTTTCTCCCCTCAGCGATAACGGCCGCGATATCTCTGCCGGTGTTCATAGGCCGCAAGCAACATGCTTGCCCTTGCGCTCACCATGCCGACAGCCAGCAGCGCCAGCATGATAGCGGCTCCGGAAAACAAGTCGATTCTTCCGTTCTCGGTCATTCCGCCGGATATCAGCGTTCCGAGAAAGCTCATTCCTGCAAGCCATCCGTAACGTTTGTAGGTCATTGGTTTCAATCCCCTTTCGCGGTTTCTTGTAACCCTCGAACGTAGTGAGAGGGTTATTCTTTTCTTTTTTTCTTAGAAAGTTAAATTAATATATATTCGACCGTAGGGAGAATATATATATACTTCTTTTCTTTCTTTGTTACTTTCTTTCTTATGCCTCGGTGTGTTGATGGTTTGTTATCGGTGTGTTATCGGTTTGTTGATTGTGTGTTATCTGTGTGTTGATGGTCTGTTGTTAGAGTGTTATCTAACATTGCCGATGCGACGCTTTGCAATGTCACTTGCAACGTCGCCCAAATAGTAAACTACCCGTCTCTCACCGGGCACCCTCGGTGCACCGATAATCTTCTTTGCCGCCCGTTTATCCTGAAATCCGTATACTTTAGCCGCCTGTTCAAGCGTTAAAAGTACGGCTCCCGGAAAGAGCTGTTCAAGGTCGTTTTTGACCTCCTGCCGCAGCGCTTTGTATGTCCGTTCCTCCAATTTCAGCCCTCCGTTCTGTGTGTTAGTTGCCTGTTAGTTGCCTGTTAGCAGACTGTTAGATGTGCGCTGGTTTTCCGCTGCAACTCCGTGCCGTGCTTTGTCGTTCGCAGCCCTTGCGCTTACACGCTCAAATGTTTGCTTTCTTATGCATAAAGTGGTATAATGCAAATACCCGATATGGGTAATTCGATATAATGGAGATCATCACCTTGACCAAACTTTTGAATTACCCCGCACCGTGAGTTTGCACTCGTGCCTGCGTACCCACCGCCGCTGGGATAGCGTAAAAATCCTTGTGGTTACGGTAGTCTTGTACGCCTGCAAAACTGTATTTGCGTGGGTCTCCTGCTGCTGTCATCAGCACAAGAAATACAATGCGTCACAGAAGCGCTGCTGCAACAGTGCCCGAAAGGTGCAACGCATTCGCGGTAAACATTTGGCTGTTATAAACTCGGTTTGCAGGCCGGGTTTATTTCAGGTCATCGGCTCTACTTTCTGTCACCACTTCGGGTAAATTTTTTTTGAACACACAGAAGATGCTCTCAATCGGAATACCCGTAATGGACGAGATTAGTTTTGCCTGTGCAATGGTTGCACACTCGGGGTTTAGTTCGATTTTACGGTAAGTATCGCGCGAAACACCCATTTTTTCAGCCATTTGAACCTGAGTAAGACCGTTGGCGACTCTTGCCAGCTTTACAGTGTACGTCATTTTCAATCACCTCCTCGCGTTCCTGTGATTATAGTATACTCTACTTTACGTCACCTGTCAAGAACAAAAGTAGAATTTTTTCTATTTTTCTATTGCACATCTCTACTTTACATGATATACTCTAATCAGACAGAAAGGAGGGATTATACAATGAATATCTCCAAGAATATTAAAGCGATACGAGAACATGCCGGATTATCGCAAAGCGAGTTTGCAAACATGCTTGACGTTTCGGATAAAGCCGTATCAACATGGGAAAATGGACGCAGAGAGCCGCGCATGGGCGTTATTCAGAAAATCGCCGGGGCATTCGACTTGCAAATCAGCGATATATTAGATAGTGACCTTGGAGACTACTACAAAACAAAAAACTCCCCCGCTCCGGCACCAGCCGAAACAGGGGAAATTACAAGAGAGATGTCTATTGAGTTGTTAAAGGCTCTCGGATTGCTCGACCAGTCCGGCAACCTTTCCGACGATGATCTCGCGTTTCTTGCGCACATCGTTGGATTGCTCGAATGGCGTTTCGGCAATCGTTCTTAAAGCGTTATAAACGCGCAACGGGTTAGCGCACGAATTGAGCATTGCGGTAAAACGGTCGATGTTGTCCATGATGTTTGGTCCCTGCCTTTCCTGTTGTATACTCCTATAATATTACCTTATAATGGGAATATCAACAGCAATCGTTCGTCTTTTTATGGCATAATTATATCGAACATTTGTTCGATATGCAACCATGAATTCGACGATCACAAAAAAAGTCCCATAAACCGGACAAATAAAAAATGCCCGCCGGTGACGCAACCACCAAACGGGCATTTATACAAGGGCTTCCCTTGCACACACATTTTACCATAAAGAAAGGAAGTGTGCAAGGTGACAGACACTATGTTAGGGCATATCTGCACATTCTTGTTTTATTTCGGACTGACATACTTCATCGGAATCGTCGCACACGACGCAGCTGATGAAGTATGCAGCCAAACCAAAGAAGAAGAGCAGGCCCGCAACAAAGCAGTTTCCAAACGTGCTTTACGGATGGCGATATTCGTTGCTGTTGTCAGTACGATTATGAACGTACTTGTAGTGCAGGGCAACAACAAAAGCATCGAGGAAGCGCAGCAGGAAGGAATTGAGCTGGTGCAGGAAGATCCGCATGAATATATCGACGAGGACGTATTCCGGCAGTATGTTTCCGACAACATAGCGGATATAGAATCCGACTACAATCTTGTTTCGTTCGATGCGCTTTCGCAATACGCCGGAGATGAGCAAGCCATATACGACCAAGGTTGGCTCGATGCCTGCGACAACTACGGAATCGACACCGGCAGAGAAGATATCCCAGACTACGGATATTACGGTAAAATGTCCGAGCCAGACGAGCCCGCAAGCCCCACCGCCTACATCGCACCATCCGGCAAGCGTTACCACCTGTCGCAGTCCTGCGCCGGCGAAAACGCAATCGAAACCACAATCGCAGAAGCCAGTGACAAGGGCTACACGCCCTGCATGAACTGCGCTCAGTAACGTTTTTGAAACAAAAAAATCCCGCCCGGCGTTGTCAGCACCGAAGCGGGACGAGGGTAGAAACTTTGGAACGGAATCTACCCTCTTATTATACGACAAAATAGGAGGTTTTTCAACATGAATAAAAACAAAGATGGATATTATCGTGAATCATTCTCGTTTGCGAGCAAGCGCTACAATGTCCGTGCAAAGACGCAACGCGATTTGTGGCGCAAGGTGGAGGAAAAGAAACGCCGTCTTGAACAGGGTATCGACATTATTAACGAAAATACGACAGTTGATAAGTGGTTTACAGATTATCTGGAGACCTACAAAAAGACCACGGTAGCAAATAGCACATATCGAAACATGGTTGGCATGCAAAAAAATTATATCTCTCCGGTCATCGGGAATATGCGGCTGTGCGATGTTAAGTCAGCGCATTTACAGCGTATTATGAATGAGGTTGCCGGAAAGTCCTTTTCCCTCGCAACCAAACTAATCACATTCATTAGAGCTGCGTTTAAGCAGGCTCGTATAGAGCGCATACTCACATTTGACCCTTCCGAGGGAATCACTATGCCAACAGCAGAAAGAGGTACACACAGAGCCATTACCGCAGATGAGCGGAAACATATACTCAACGTCTGCAAAACACATCGCGCCGGTTTTTGGGTTTTGTTTATGCTTTACACTGGTGCGCGTCCGGTTGAAACTCGCAAAGCCAAATGGGAAGATGTGCGTTTGAGCGAAAACAGAATAATCCTGCATTCAGCAAAGACCGACTACGGCGATCGTTCCGTCCCTATCAATCCTGCATTGCGTCCGTATCTCACCGGAGGCACAGGATATATCTTTACTCAGCCGATAACTGGCGCTCCATATAGTATATCTTCCATGTATCACATGTGGCAGACTTTTAAGCGTGCTCTTGATATTGACATGGGTGCAAAGACTTTCCGCAAAACTATTATACCAGAGACATCTAAAGTAGCCGAAGACCTCACTCCATACTGTATGCGTCACACTTTTGCAACCGATTTGCAAACCGCAGGCGTACCTATCAATGTAGCAAAAGAACTCATGGGGCACAAAAGCATCGCTATGACCGCGCGAATTTATACGCACCTCTCTGACGAGGCATTTGCGTCTGCCGCCGATCGTATTGCGGAATTTCAGCAAGCGCGCGATAGCGGGAAAATCGCATCTATTAGGTGACACATCAAGTGACACACCCAACACCACACAAAACCCCTTTAAAACACATTTATGAGGTAATCGTCGCAATCCCCCGTTTTGTTTCATACCTTGAATAAATTCGTAAAAACAGAAATTCCTCGCCAAATTCAGAGTTTGACGAGGAATTTTATTCGGTTTTATATGCAAGGGTAAAATCATAGCATATTGCAGTTGCTTCAATTTGTAATTCCGAAAAATCTCAGCTATATCTAACGATTTATGCATCAAAAATCACAGGTGACACATTAAATGACACACAAAAGAGAAAAAAGGGAGGGCTTCGCGCCCTCCCTTCTCTTATCCGCCATACCCCGGAATAACCGTTCTCGGGTCAATACTCTGTCCGTTCTTATGCACTCTCAGGTGCAGATGTGGAGCGGTACTGCTGCCGGTGGAGCCGATCACGCCGACCTGCTGACCTGCGCTTACCGTGTCTCCCTGCTTAACCGTAGCCTTCTGCAAGTGACCGTACAGCGAGGTATAGCCGTTGCCGTGGTCTACCACAACATAGTTGCCGTAGCCCTTTTCCTCATAGCCAACCTGAATGACCTTGCCGCTGCCGATACTGTCCGCCGCCTGACCGTTCAGATTGCCGCCTGTGCCGCCAATGTCGATGCCGTCATGATTGGTGCTGCTGTAGCCTGTCGAGGTCTTGACCGCGTTTCTGCCACCGTATCCGCTGGTTACAACCGAGTTGCTTGCCGTAGTCGGATTAACAAATCCCGCGCTGCTGGTTTTCTGCGAAGCCGATGAACGGTTTACATTGATACCGGTGTTCAAACCGCTTTCTTCTGGCAGTTTGCCGCCACTGGTGTAATGTCCGTCGATCTTTTTGTAGCCGAGCGCATGCATAACTGCCGCATACTCATTGTAGTTCGCCGTGTTCTGGCTGACAACCTTTGCAACTGCCGCCAGTTTCGCACCAGATTTGCCCTTTTCATAGGTAACACCGCTTGCCGCAGACTTAATCTGTGCGTACTGCGCTGCGCTGATACCGGCGCTTTCCACTTCTCCGATAGCGGCTTTTTCCTTTGTGCCGCCGTTCTCACGAATCATATCAAACGTATAGTTTGCAGGGTCAGCCTTAACCATCGAATAGAACTTGAACGTATCTTCAAGCGCCTGCCGCTTTTCACCGGTATACCCCTTGGAATCGAGGTAATACGAAAACTCCGTAGCCTCCAAAGAAGCGCGTCCCTTCTCGATATCCTCACCTTCCTTGGTGATCGCCTGCTTCTGAATCATTGCATCGACGTATTCCTCAGCCGTCACCTTGCCGCTGATTTTCTGGTACTTCTCCCACTGGCTGTCAGATGTACCCTTGATAAGCAGCGTGTGATACAGGCCGTTCTTCTCCTGCTCAGAAAGCGACTTGTCGCTCTTGATGGAGTTAAACGTCTGGTCTCGTGCTTCCCAGCCTTCCATATCGTTGTTCAGGCTGTCCTCCATCTCCTTGTAGGCGTAGTACAAACCCGGCTCAATGCCGCTTTCGCTTACAATCTTCGTTGTGCCGTCCAGTTCCTTCTTGTATACCTTGTTCGCCGCAATCGCCTTGGCATACTTGTAAATATCCGCAACCGCTTCGATTCTCTCATCGTTCGACATTTGCTTGTATGCCTCGGATTTTGTCAGCTTGTCGATTGCATCCAGCGAGATTTTACCGCTCTGGCTTGTCAGTGTGGAATATTCCTGCGCGGTGAGGAACTTCTTCGTGCCGTCCTCAGCCTTGTAATACTTCTGCGGCTTGCTCGGCAAAACAGAGTTGTCGCCGGTTGCCTGATACAGCTCCTTGAGCGCCTTTTCTGCCTGTGTGCCCTTTGCATCCGCCAGATAGCCCGGCGAGAAGAAATTGTACGCCGCACGTGCGAACACGTTGTCCGGTCCGTTCTTCTGTTCTCTGCCCCAAACATCCGTATATGCAGGCTGATACTGCGACAGTCCCGGAATTTTGTTCGCCTGCCGCTGCAAGAACTTCTGCACGCTCGACGGAACAGGACTGTTCTTGTCCGCATAGGTGGTTCTGCGCGTGTTGTCCACCGTCCGCGCAACCTGACCGAACAGCGTCGGCACGAACTGACCGCCAAAGTTGGTTGCAACGTTGCTTGCAATGCCAAACAGCGGATTGCTCTTGTTGTATGCAGCGCTCGAAACCGTCGAGCCAATGCCGGACAGCATCGTCATATTGAGCATCGGGTCGAACATACGGCTGACCGTTGCCATTGCCTGATTGAACGCGGTTTCCTCGTCGTCGTACTTCTGGTGCAGTGCTTCATACAGTTCGCCGCCCATCGCAAGCGGTACAACAGTTGGAGACGCCCAGTCAATGGTATACGACTTGCCGCCGACGTTGATTGCATACTCCTGCTGACCCATGCCCGCATCAAAGTTTGCTTCCTTGTCGTCGTCGCTCGAACCTGCTGAGAAAATGCCCTGCGCTGCAAGGAACGCGCCGAGCGCCGCAACGCCCGAACCGGTGAGGCCCTGTCCGATGTGGTCAATCATCTTGGTTGCGTCCATGTTGCCCTTCTTGACCTGCACCGCATCATAGGTGATTGATTTCAGCAGTCCGACCGGCGACAGCTCAAACGAGCGCTTTGCAACGTTGATTGGCGTGCGCTTGAACGGCACAAGCGAGCCGATAATAACTTCTGTTGCCTTGTTCTTCTTTTCCAGTCGGCTGAGCGTGTCTGCTAGCGCCGACGCATCCTGAAACGTTGCAATCTTCGCGTCCTGAATCGCGTGCTGACGCGCCTCGTTCAGCTGTGCTTCCGTCAGATTGTTCACGTCCCAGCCGCGCGCCGTCAGGAAGTTGCCCATGCTGTCAATGTAGGATTTCTTCTTAAAAACCTGATCTTCCGCGTCAAGTGCCCATGTGTTCGCGTCCATCACCTTTTGCAGCGGCTTCGGAAACAGCTTCTGCCGCTGCTTGATTTCGCTCATCTCGGTTTTGTAGGCATTGCCGCTGAGTTCCGTCTCGACGTTTGCATAGTCCGCCTTGGCAAACTGCTTTGCGGCCTTGCTCGTATGCAGCGCACGGGTTCGCTTTTCCTTCGGCAAAAACTTCTGACCTACTGCCGAAACCTTGTGACTGGTATCGAGTGCCGCCGCAGAGGCTACGTTGCCCATAATGTTGCGGATATGTGTTCTCGGATTGCCGAGCATCGCAAAATAGCGCCATGCGTTCAGCCTGTCGCCTGCCGTCTTGGGAATCTGCTGCGCAACGTCATTGTAAATCTTGTCTACAACCGCGTCGCGTGCTTCCTGCGTCTCCGCGTTCAGAAACTCCTGCACCAAATCCTCGTTCAGCTTGAGGCCGTACTGGTCCGCAATATCTTCCGCCGGGACACCCTGCTTTTTCGCAGCCTTTCCCGCCTGCTTATCAAACCGCGACTGATACTCCTGCTGAATCTTCTGTACAGCCTTCTGCAAGTAGTAAAGCTGACCTTCGGGCGTGGTCTTTTTCAGCAGCTTAAACGCATTTACACCGCGTCCGAGTGCCGTACCCTGTACTGCAAGATCACCCGCGAGCTTCATTGCCGTCTGCGTGTCGCCCGCTTCGACCGCCGCCGTGTACATCATCTGGCCGAGTGCAATATCATCGTCCGTAACGGCTCTGCGGCCGTCCGTCACTTCCTCCCACTGGTCAAACGCGCCCTGCCATCCCTTCTTCTGGATGGTTTTCGTCGCACCGCTGAGTGTTTTTTTCAGCGACTTCACATCATGCGAAAACAGACCTTCCGCGACATGGTTCTCCAGTGCCGGAATGAGGTTGTCCGGTGTCACGCCGCTTTCCATAATCGTTCTTGCAACATTGCTTACTCTATCCGTGCCGTTCGTACTTTGCGGTACATCCACCACGCGCGCCGGGTTCATACCCTCCGGAATCGCGCCGTAGTCATTCACCATCTTAGAATACGGGTCAAATCCGGTTTCCGCCGCACCCACCGAGCTTTCCGCATTCACTTCCGATTTTGTCAGCTTGGGGTTAATGTCCGCCTGCTGTGCCGCTGCCTGCGCGTTTTCCTGCATCGGCTGTGTAATTTCCGGCGGTGCAGTCTGAACGCCCGTCTGCACCGTCTCAGCCCCCGCACGGGTCAGCTTCGGCATGATGTCGTTCCGCGCCTGCCGCACATCCGCAAGCGTCGGATTGCTCTGCGTCTGACCGGCTCTCTGCATCGGGCTCAGGTTGATCGGAGCCGCTGTCGCGCCCTGAATTACCGGGCTGATAATATTCCGGTCGAGTCTTGCGTTGGTGTCCTGAATATTTGCCGTGCGTGCAGGTGTGCCGCGCTGCACCACCAGATTGCCATCTATAATCTGTGCAGAGATAACATTTTCGCCCAGTGCATTTGCTGCCGCCTGAATCTCCAATGCGGTCTGCAAGTCCTGCGCCAGTTCTGCGCTGATAAACTGACCGCCGCCGCGCTGAATATCTGCTTTTACCAGCTGTGCCGCCACCTGTGCCGCCTCAGCTCTGCTCGGTGCCTTGCCGTTCTTCTTGTAGTAGTCGGAGTACCACTTTTCGTTGTTGCTTGCTCTGAAACTGGTTCCGTCTGCGTTCCACACAACAGACGTACCCTTCGGCGTGTAGTCTCTTACATACTGTTCCGCCGACTGCAATGCCTGATTGTATTCCTCAAACGTAGAATCAACAATTTCATGCGTTAGCTGCTGAATGCTGACACCGGTTTTCTCCTGATTAGCCGCAAGCAGCTTCGCCCACCGCATTTCGGCATCGCTCAAACCGCCGTTCGGATTACCCGCATCATCCACCGCGAACCGTGGAATCGTCTGCGTTTCATCCACCTGTGCCGCAACCTTCGTCAATCCGCTGCGTCCCACTGGCAGATAACCGGTCGGAAGGGTCTGCGATACCTGTCCGTTCTGGCTTGCATACAATACACTGCCGCTGTCCGGCGAAGACGTGAAATCGCCGCGCAGATTTCCGTACAGAACGTCCGGTGTATCCGTATTGTTAAATGCACGCAGATTGTTTGCAACACCGCCGTTCTCGTTCGCATACAGCGTGTTTGCCGTGCGTGTGTTGCCCTCAGGCAGTGCAAGCCGCTGTGCCGTCGGGAGTGCCTGCGACGTGTTCGGGTGCAGTCGATTGTCCATCTGCTCTGCCGCCCGCACATCCGCATTTGCGTCATGAATAGAGGTGGTTGTCTCAGCCGGTGCAGTGCCGTATCTCCGGTTTGCCAGACGTTCCGATACCGCGTTCGCGCCCTGCATAATGCCAGCAAGCGTCATGCCGCCCTTTGCGCTGTCCCAAAGTTCCTGCGCGGTTGCGTTCTTTGCGTTCTTGTCGTAGGTGGCGCGTTTCAGATAGGGATTAACAAGCGTGCTCGCTGCTTCCTCCACGCCCTCACCAAGAACATCAAACGCCTTGTTGAGAATCCTGCTCTTGCTTCCCAGCTTTGCAACGCCCTCGTTCAGTCCGGGAATACCGCCGAACATCTTCTCCGTGCCGACTTCGGTTAAGCCGCTGCCCGCACCGTAAGCAAGCGCCTGATTGAGACTTGCACCGTCGTTCAGCGCTTCGCGTGCACCACTCGCCGCAGAATCGCCAAAGATTGCCGCAAGGCTTGCATTCGCAAGAGGTGCTTTATCCAGCAGAGAGGAAACCTTGCTTGCCGTGCCGGTTGCCGCACCCAACGCCATGCCCGGCAGCATACGCGCACCGGAACCGGCAAGCTCCTGCGCTTTCTTTGCCGAACCGACAGGCTGCGCCCAGTCGTTCACCTTCTGCATTGCAGAATCCGCAAAGCTGGTGTTTACCGTGTTCTTTGCAACATCTTCCCAGAACTGGCCCGCATCCTGATTGCCCGCCAGTTTCAGCGCGCCGCTCAGTGCGTTTTCAGCTGCAGAGGTGACATAGCGTGCTCCGTTTTCTACCGCACCCGCTGCATTGAGTGCTGCATTTGCAACGCCGCTTCCCCACGCCTTGCCCGCACTTTGCTTGCTGATCGCATCCGCTTCATCGTTCAGCCGCTTGTACAGCTGATACATCGCGTCCGCCTGTTTTTTGTTCGTCGTGCTCATCTTGCTGTACTGGTCATCGCCGTTAATACCGGCAGCCGCCAGTTTCGGATGAGAAATCAGCCACGGCACCGCAGCCAGCTTTTCTCCTGCATTGCGGTTTTTCATGTCCATAGCGATCAGATACGGATACTGCTTCTGCATCCGGTCAATCTCGTTGTTCAGTTCGTCATACCGTGACTGTCTCTGCTCCTGCGTCTGATAGTTCTGCCCAAACGCTGCATTTCTCGCCGTCTCAACCACCGGCTTGGAAACATTGGTCTTTCCGCCACTGGCTTTTGGCAGATACGTCGCGCCGGTATCGCCATTGTACGTCATGCCGAACTTCTTGCGGATACGGTCGTTAGCCGCGTGCAGGCGTGTCTTTTCTGCTTCATCCGACGTGTTGTGCCACGCCATGGAGTTGGCATTCAGCGTATCAATCGCTTTCTGCCGTTCTTCCTTCTCATTCCACGTCTTTCCGGTGCCGGTTTTCGTCGCCGCCATCTGATTCCGTGCATTGATCGTGCGGTTTGCATCTGCCGCTCTGCCAGCCCGTGCACGTCTATCGTTTGACCGCAGCGGCGTGTACACCTGCTGTGCCGCAGCATAAGGCGTTGCCTTTCTGGTACTGCCGCCAGTAAGGTAATTACTGCCCTGTCTCAGCGTCGTGCTCTGCCGTCTCTCCGCATCCGCCTTGCGGGCTGCACTTGCACGGCGGTCTATGGTGGTCTTGGCACCTCCGTTTTTTGAGCCGCCGAATGAGCTGCCCAGCGAGCTGTTCATCCGCGTTTTGCTTACCGTGCTTCTGGTCGTTCCTGTGCTCTGCCGTGTATTTCGGCTTCCCGTGCTTCCGCCGCCCTTTGCGGAGATTTTCTGCTTCGGTGCGTTCTTGTGCGTCGCGTTGTACTGCTGAATCAGCGCCTTGTTCTGCTTCTGTTTTGCTTTGATCTTAGCGTTTTTCTTTGCCTGTTCAAGCTGCTCTCTGCGGCCCTTGCTTAATGCCATTGTACGCCTCCATAAAAGAAGGGGCGGTTAAGCCGCCCCTGTATTGTTTAGTAGTAATTCGAGTTGTAGGTACCCTGACCGTAAACCGCTCCGGTAGGAATGCCGAGCACTGCTGCAATCTGTGCCGTTGCACCGCGATTGCCCATACCCTCCCAGAGTTTGAGGTAGTAATCACGCATAGCATTCTGCTGATCGTTCTTAAACGACTGGTCATACTGCGACTGCTGCATATCCTGTGCTCGTTTGTTGTACGCAATGTTTGCAAGCGTCTGCTGTGCGTCAAGCGTCGGCATGCCGCCAGAATAGCCCATTGCGTTGTTATAGTTGAACAGATTGCCAATTGCGTTCTGTCGCATCTGCTCCTGCTGTGCAAGGATGTTCTGCTGTGCATTCGCCTGCTGCGCCATCAGTTCTGCAACGCTCTGCAAGCCCTGATTGGCCGTCGTATTGTAGGCGTTTGCCGCCTGATTTTCCAGATTGGCGAGGGCGTTCGCACGCGCCTGCTCGTTCTGGTTATACGCCGCATTGTAGGCGTTGTTCTGCTGAACCATCGAGCTTTCCGCCGCACCCTGACCGGAAATGCCCGCCGCCGCAAGCTGTCCGGGAAGATCGCGCTGTGCGGTTCGGTAGTTGATATATGCCTGCCGTGCTGCATCATCATAGCTCTGGTTCATCGTCGGCATCAGCTGTCGGTACTGCGCCGCTGCCTGTTCCGCCGCCTGTGTGTACGCATCCTGCTGCTTGGAGATCGCATCCTCGTAATACTGGTTGTACTGATCTGCATATTTCTGAGTCTGCCGCAGCTGATTGATATATGCCTGCATGGCAAGCTGGTTCTGATCGTCCACATACTGATTCAGATTAGCATTTGCCTGTGCTTTTTTCTGTCGTGCATCCGCAATAGACTGCAAATAGTCAATGTCAGTCGAGCCGCCGTTTACCGACTGCCAGAACGTGTTGCCGAGGTCGGTATTCTTGTAGTCCGCGCTCGGAATCGAACTGTGATTGTTGTTCTGGTTTTTGAGCTGATTGTAAGCGTTCAGGCCGATATTAGCCAGTCCGCCGATCAGGTTTCCGGCTGCCGCAGCCGATTTACTGCCCGCAGTCGGTGCGCTCCATGTGCCCGTCTTGCCGTCATAGGTGTAGCCGTGACTGCTGTACAGTGCCTTGTTCTTCTCCTGCAGCGTTTTTTTCGTTGCTGCATCTGCCGTGTGCCACGCCTGCGAGTTTGCCTGCGCCTGTTTCAGCCAGTCCGGCGTAGCGGCTGCGCTGCTTGCTGTGCTGCCCGTCGTGTTGTTTGACGAGCCGCCGGAGGAACTGCTGCTGCCGCGATTCGACGAGCTCGAAGAAGAGCTGCTCGTGTTGTTCTTCTTTGTGTTTGCCGCAATGGTGTTCTTAATGCCTGTTCCAAGCGCCTTTCCGATTGCGCCCCACGCACTTTTCGCCATATACTTCTCTCCTTTTCGTAAAATAAAAGCAGGTGTTTCCACCTGCTTTTTGTGTTTAGTTGTGTTTTACAACGTTTTCGTAGTATGCCGCCAGTTTGTCTTCCACTGCATCCTTGTCGCACAGCCAAAACGACTTTGCCATATCCGCGTAAAATTCATCATTGCCTACGCCGTGGCGCTCTGCAACCTCGCTGAGGTCGCTGTACACCGCGTTCATCGCAACCCAGAATTTCACCGGATTGCAGTTTATTCCGCGCCGCTGCATCAATTCCGTGGTCTGATCCAGTGTCCAGTGTGCGCCGGTCGAGCCGTCGGCGTTCTTCATGCCGCGCACCCAGCGTTCCGCCATTTCACGATTGAGCTTCGCGCCGCTGCCGCGTGCATAGCCGAGCTGTTTGTCGCTGCCGCGTGTCTTGTCCCCTACATACGAAGTATCCCCCATACGCATAGGTTCATCACGAAACCCAATCGGGCGCATACCCTCGTCATGGTATGTCGGCATCTCGTCATACTCGGGATATTCCGCGCTGCTGTGCGGGGCAAATCTGCCGTTGGAATAGCGCGTATAGCCGCGCATCTCCGGTTCTCTGCCGCCGTGGAATCGTTCGTCGTAGTAGCTCTGTGGCTCATCATAACCGTAAGGCTCGATATAACGGTTACGCGGCATTTCATAACGCACGCCGTAATGCTCACGGATTTCCGGATACGCCTTGCGGTTTCTCCATTCCTCCGGTGTAAAGTCGCTTCTGCGGTTTCGCTGCATCAGCAGCATCATAGTACCTCTTTTCATGCCGTCACCCCCTTACGTTGTCGGTGCAGTTCCGTTGATGGACCGCAGCGCGTTAGAGTGAGAGCAGCAGGAATTACCGAGCATACGGAAACTGCCTCCGTTTGCCGAAGTGACCACCCGGCAAAGGTACTTGTGACGGGTATCCAGATTAAACACTGTCGCCTGAGCACCGTTGCATTTCAGCAGCGGATACGTTACCGTTCCGTCCCCGATGGTGATTACCACCGGCGCGCCGATGATCGTTGTTGACGGAATGTTTTGCGCGATTACGATTCCGTAAACGCAGCCGTTCTGGTAGTCCCCCGCCGGAATGTTCACCGTCAGCACGCCGCTTGTGTAAGTGACCGCCTGTGAGATACGCAGGTTCGGACACAGTTTTTGTACAGGCTTGCAAGCCATAATCAAAACCTCCTATCAAAGCCGGGGGAATGCCCCCCGGCTGAACGTATCTCTCACATGCCGCAGCAGGTGTTGCAGCCGCAGCCGGAAAACTGGTAAGGTGCCGGAACGGGAAACGCCGGAACGGGTGCCGGACGCAGCGCGTTTACAAGGTAGTTGTTCTGCGCCTCCTGAGAAGCCGCAAACTTGAGCGTCTGGTTCTCATTCTGGAGTGCCGCGATCTTCTCCGCCTGACGGGTGCTCTCCATCTGGTCGATGCGTGCAATAATGCGGTCGGTGTCGTTGTGCGCAGTCTGGATAATGTCACGCGCATTGGTAGCCGCGTTGTAGTTGGTCTCGCAGAAACCGCGCTCGATCTGACGCTGCGTGTCGCAGCAGCAGCTTGCCATCTGCGTGCCCAGTGCAGTAAGACCTGCGGTAACGCCGTTAAAGCCGGTGCTCATGTTCTGGTTTACGCCGTTGATAAGCTGGGCGTTCTGATAGCCGAGCTGGCAAACCGAATTGTCCACGCCGTGGAAGCCGTTAGAAACCGCGCTGCCGAGCGTGTTGAAGCCGGTCAGCATACCGTTGTTCATACTGTAAAAGCCGTTGCACAATCCGTCCTGAATGCCGAGAACGGAACGGGACAGGTTGTTGAAGTTGAACTCACTGCACAGATCGGAGCGAGTAACCGCGCCCTGATACCCTGCGCCGTTCGCACCGTTGCCGCCGTTGTTGCCCCAGCCCCAGCCGTTGCCGCCGAAAATCAGTGCAATAATCAGAAATGCGAAAATCCACGAGCCATCGCCGCCCCACATGCCGGAGCCGTTGTTGCTACCGTTGCTGTCCTGACCCAGTGCATAACCCAGAGCCATCGAATCGTCACTCATAGTGTAATTCTCCTTTTCAGTTATATTTGATCGGAACCGTACGCTTTCCGAACATGACAAATTCACGTCGGATTTTCATCAAGATTCCGTCAAAACTGAAAATGGATATTTACTTGATCTTCATGCCGAATTGCTGTGCAAACTCGCCGAGGTCGATTCCCCGTTCTTTGGCGATGTTCATCGCCATCTGCCGCAGTGCATCCAGACTTTTCCCCTGCATACTCTGCATAAGCTGATTCACCATCGGAGCGTTGCCTGTCATCTGCTGCAAAAGCACCGTCGGGTTCCCGCCGTGCTGCATCAGCTGCATCAGCTGAATTATGCTCATCATGCCTCGCTCCCTCCCAACTTGTCGCACAGCGTGTTGAACCGTGCTTTCAGCTCGTCAAACTCGCTTCTCGGAACGAACATTGACAAATCCGTTTCCGAGGGTTTATTTGTTTCCTGCATCTGCACCCGGCTGTATGCCGCGAAATCCGCGCAGCCGGTTTGAAGGTTGAGCTGCTTTGTGTAGATATAGCCGTGCGCCGTGTCCGGCATGATAGTAAGCGCACCGGAAAAGTCCGTCTGTACCGCGCGCGCTTCCTCCACGCTTGCCACAGGTCGTACAATATGCTGTGGAGATTGCACCTGCTGTTGCATTGGTGTCTGCATTGGCTGTTGCGGGTACTGCTGTTGATACTGCGGCGTGTAGCCAGTGTAACCATAAGGATATGCCATTAGCCCAGCACCTCCGTAACGTGTTCGCTGATGGATTTGCGCGCAGCCTCTTTGTATGCAAGATATTCCTCCAGATACTCCGTGTTGCCTGCTTCGCGGTAGTCCTCTGCAACGCGCCGAGCGCAAACAGGGTCGTAGCCCAGCAACTCAAGACGTTGTTCGTAACTCATAGGCGTTCACTCCTTATACTTTCAGTATAAGGCTTTTCACTATCCCGAACCTGTCATAAAACTCGCAATATTTTACGTTTGATGCAGTTTAGCTTGCGGTACACGGTGCTTTCGCTCATATGCAGTGTAAGTCCGATCTCAACGATAGAACGCGCCGATGCCCTCATGTCGAACACGGCGCGTTCCTCGTCTGTAAAGTTGCATTCCTGCCGGAGGTATTCCACCTCCGGTCTTGTAAACTCCGTTAATTTCATGCGGTTATCCCCTTGTTATGGTGTCACCGCATATCTTTCCCCTCGTTTTTTCTCTTAGTCGTACAGATGTGCTCTGTCGTTGATAACCAGCAGGCGCAGCAGGTCGGTCGTCAGTGCCAGTTTGCCCTGATCGTCACCCTGCAGGAAGCCCTTGTTCAACAGCTTCTGTACGGTGTCTTTCGCCCACGCCGGGCATTCGGCAACGCTGTTGTATACTTTCTTTGCGTTCTCTGCTTTGCTGATCTCCTGCTTTACAATGTTTCGTGTCTGCTGTTCAGTCATATCTTCAACCTCCTCTGTCAGCATATCCTTAAATTTCTGCCACAGTTTTGGATTTCTCACCCACGGCTCCGGGCAATCCTTGTGAGTCACATCATAGTGACGGCACACGCGGGATGCCGGTACGTGGTACTTTGCCATCAGCGCACGGGTCAGCTTTGCGGCGCGCTTCATTGTAGCCTCCGGGATAACGTACACGCCATTACGGATAACGCTGCACATTTCAATTCCAATGCTGTTTGCGTTCCGGCAATCGTTGTAGTAACTGCCGCCGCGTTCCTTGCCGCAGTGCCATGCCGTGTCGCAGTCCTTTACGCTCTGCACAACGCCGTTCGGGTCTACAAAGTAGTGCGCACTGGCACGCAGGCCGCTTTCTCTTGCAAAAAAATCTGCATTGTTCTGTGCCGTATCGCCGTTGTTCGCGGTGAAATGCAGAACAATCCAGTGCACGGGAAACTCTCTGCCCTTGCGGTAGTTGCTTGGGTTACAGCCCTTAAAAGTGATTTTCATTTTTCCTCATCTCCGATTTTGTCCACCGCGTCCTTTGCGGCGGAAAGTGCCTTTTGCAGCCACGCCGGAACAGGCGCACCGAGGGAAACCGCGTTCTCAACGATAGAGCCGAGTTCCGTCAGCGTGTACCAGACTACTACCAGAGGGCAAAGCAGAACCGTATATTCAAACGGAAGCGTCACGCCCGGCAGATGGTCACAAATCATACCGATAAGCAAATCCGCGCCGCCTGCGACTGCAACCACTACGATGGAACCGACTTTGTGAAAAATGCCGTCCCTTGCCGCCTTACTCGACCATTTTCCTTTCTGCATTGCCGCCGCCGTGCCGGTCAGATAGTCCGCCGCCATCGCTGCCACAAACAGCACAACCAGCCAGCCGAACCACCCCCAAAGTGCGGTAAGCACCGCAATGCCCGCCGCAACAGCGGCTTTGAACTCGTTTACATTATTCATTTTATTCTCCTTTGCGCTTTTTCTTTCTCTTTGCGCGTATGAGTTACGCTGCCGTCCCGCCGAACTCAGCCGGTACCAGTTCGGGCATACCGCACTCGTCGATCAGGATTCCCGCTACCTGCTTTTTGAGCTTCTTCGGTACCTGCTCGAACTCACACTTACCAAGAATCACACGCTGTGCAAATAACATTGCCATCATTAAAAACATCCTTTCAAACTTTTCCTTGATTTTGTTGATTAACTTACGCATAAACTATTTGCGCCATTTCCGCGATGCAATCCTCATAAAAAGACTGCTGATCGGTCAGCGCCGCGACCTGCTGCTTGAGCGTTGCGTTCTGCGCCGCCAGTTCTTCATTTTCTGCCACGAGGTCAGCTTTACTTTTCTCGTTTGCCTTGGCTTCCCGCAGCAGATTATCATAGTTGGCTTTTACCTCGTCCATCAGACCGGGCGTATCCTCCACCTCAGTAATGTACTCATCGTACACCCAACTGTTGTGACCGTCCTTGTCCGTTTCCTGCTTGGCATTCAGTGTCAGCCGTACCCATGCCCTACCGGGCTTGTTTGGCATACTGCCTGCCGCAACCTCAGGCGGTTTGACATCTCCGTGCACTCTCAATTCGTACCACTCCTTTCAAATTTTGCACGCCCACTGGACGTACATATTTAACCATTATCGTTTTGCTGGCACACCATTTCAGCCGTCCAAGCCGACTAAGCAGCGCTTGTGCCATCTTTGCTGACACACGCTCCCGCTTTGCCGCTCGTCTAAGCTGTCGCAGTGTCCGCAGCAGACTGCGCTTGCGCAGTACGACCGCATTGCGACCAAACTTATACCCGACCGCATCAACCTTGCGTTTCTTGATCGGGTACACCTGCCAGTCTCCTTTCAGTGTCAGCCCGAGTGTTTGAAGGTGCTGTTCTGCCGCCTTGACAGCCTTGTGCAGTGCTCTTTTGGAGCGTCCAAAGATTGTCACGTTGTCCATGTAACGCACTTCGCAGACAACACCCTTGCACGCGCACAACGTGCGGTCAAGAGTTTCCAGATAGTAGTTTGCAAGCCACTGACAGATATAGTAGCCAATCGCTAAACCGTCAGCAATAATGCGTGTCACCAGACGTATAAATCGCCTGTCTTTGATTTTGCGTTCCAGTGCACGCCGCATACCGTCCAATGGAATACTGTCGTAAAACTTACGTACATCCATCTGCGCACAATACTTACTGTCTTTCGGTTTGCGCTGTACAACGCGGGCAATCTGCCGCATAGCACGAGCGCCACCTCGCCCAGGAATACTTGCGCACGACCAATAATGCATACCACGCATCAGCACCGGTTGCATTGCACGGACACAAAGCCAATGCACACAGCCGTCCGGGTAAAACGGTACAACCTTAATTTCACGCCATTTACGGCTTGAAATGTCGTACACGCGCTTGATTTTCGGTTTTGTTGGTATGAAACTGTCCGTCCGCAGCATGACGAGCAGCTTTTCAGTGTATGCGTCAATGTTCGCCAGTACACGCCGGACACTGCGACGTTTCTTCTTGCCGTTTGCGGCAAGTCGTATTGTTTCTGTTATAAATGCTCTGTCGAGCATCTTTTCATAGAGGAATCCAACTCTTTTCGGGATTGTTATCACATCCTTATTGCCTGCGAGAGTATTCGAGTAACCTACTAACTCCCGTCCTCTGGGCATGATTTTCACCAAGGGGTGAGGAAAAGCCTGCGCAATGATAATTGAGTTGCTAAGTAGACGCGCGGAGATGTTCGAGTTCGAATTCGAAGAGGTGTTGTTCGCATTGAAGTACAACAGACCTGCATTCGAGCCATTGCTCCAATTGCCACCAACATACAGCACGTGCTCCGCGACGCGCAGACAGTCCCTTATTCACTTAAAGTTTACACTTTGAAACATGCCGGGGGTTGCGACCCCCGGACCCCCGGAGGGGATTGCGAGGCTACGCCTCGCACAGGAGACGCGCGGAGATGCCCGAGCTCGAATACGAAGAGGCGCCGTTCGCATAGAAGCACAACAGACCTGCATTCGAGCCATAGCTCCAATCGCCACCAACAAACAGCACGCGCCAGTCAGACGAGGAATAAACGTAGTCCGGGACGTAGGTTGTTCCCGAGCCACCAGACGTTTTCGGAATCAGTAAACCATTGTCGGTAACAGTCAAATCCTTAATCCAACCAGAGCCGGAAAGCGTGCCAATATTGGTGTAGCCGCTCGAGGTATTGTCCGCGTACTCACTTGGGTCAGTACAGTAATACGCCGTTGTACCATTGGCGTTAAAGCCGTCAATAAACTGGTATACATTGCCCCACAGGTTTTCGATCCAACGGTACTGCACTGCGGTTTTACCGTCTGTGCCGCTCGCGCGTCCCGTGTGATAGGTCATGCTGTCTGTGCCGCCAGAATTGATTGAAGAGGAATTATTAGTGCATCCTTGTCCAATCTTACTCTGACAGTTCCAATCCGCAAATTCGACGATATACAAAAAGATAATCGCACAATACGTTGCGAAATCGTACAAATGGAACTTTTGTCCAATGCTTTTAGCTTTGTTTCTTGCCGTATCGCGAGTTATAGAGACAACAGGCTCTCCGACGCTGATGCTGTACCCTCCACGGGTCATGTGATACTTACCGATATATTTATTTGAACCAGGATGCTTTGTAAATCCACTTTTCGGCTTGTCCGAAACGTAGAAATACTGCTTTGTGCCGTTACGTTTCGCCGCAATATAGAACTCCGGAATAAACACCATGGTAAAGTTATTAGAACGTGAGAACCCGCTGTCACCTTTCCATGCTGTCACAGCGCCTGCATTGTTCAGATTGCACTCTTTCATGCCGCTCCATGGCATAAAGCTGTCAAACAAGCTGCTTCCAGAGCCAGTTCCGACAGCTGGAATTGGCTCAGTCGTCACCGACCGCGTAACCAATCCGTAAGGGTCGGTGCTCGGAGTTAAGCGCGTCAATGCGGTGCTGCTGTTGCTCGTATCCCACATCACGCCGAACACATTAGCGTAACTCAGCGTCAGCGACTTACTCTGACCACTGGCGGTAATGCTTACCGTACCCTCTGCGGTCTGGTCACCCTTAGTAGCCTTGATCGCCCATGTGCCCGCCTTACCGACGGTAAACACAGCCGTACCATTGCTTGTCTTGGTCAATACCGTACTGCCGAGCGTAGCCGTTACCGTTGAACCACTATCTACGGTTACGGTAATCGTACTCTGGAATTTCTCAAGCGTTACTGCAAGCGCCGTGTAATACGCCTTGGTCGTCACCTCGGCGGTGTAGGTCACGCCGTCCAGCACGCACGACAGCGTGTAGGTGGTATTGATACCGAGTACGCTTACAGTTGCCGTCTTGCTGCTGTCAACCGTGCCGGTGTAGGTTTCCCCGCCGCCCTTGAGTGTCCATGCCTGACCGACAAAATCAGCCGCAAACGTCAGCGTAATGCGTGAACCGCCGGATGCCGGCGCGTCTACCTCGCCCACGGTGTCATTCGCCGTAAATCCGAGATATTTACCCTTTTTACCCTTGATTTTGTCCTGTTTCTTGGCAAACTGCGCAGAATGTGCGCTTGTGCTCGTGTTATGCGTGGACACCGCATTTGCAGCCGTGCCGGTCGGGTCAGCGCCAACCTGTTGCGCCGTCACCTTGTGCGGGTTGCTTGTGCTTGCAATATGTCCAGGCACGTCACTCAGTGCCTTGTTAAACGCGGCTTCCGTACCGGAATACCCCGCTTCTACCGCCGAAGTATACGCGTTCTTGCCGTTCTGACCGGCAACGCCAGCCGGGCCTTGCGGACCCTCCGGTCCGGTCTCGCCTTGGGGGCCTTGCACACCTTGTATACCTTGGGGGCCTTGCTTACCCTGTTTGCCCTCCGGTCCAGTCTCACCCTGCACACCCTGTGCGCCTTGAGGGCCTTGCGGGCCGGTCGGGCCCTCCAGCTTTCCGACGGATACCCAGTCGAGCGCGATTTCCGACCAGATGTAGCACTCATGATTCGCGCTCACCTGATACATATACTCGTCGCCGTTGGGGATTGCCTTGCGAAGTGCCGCCAGTGTCGCGTAAACGTCTTGCACGAACAGACTCTTGCCGTCCTTGCCGTTTGCGCCGGTCTTGCCCTGCGGGCCCTGAGGACCTTGTGCGCCAGTGTCGCCTTTCGGGCCCTGAGGACCTGCCGGGCCGATGTCGCCCTGTTCACCTTTTGGGCCTTGTGCACCGGCCACGCCCTGAATGCCTTGCGGGCCTCTTGCGCCTTGTGCGCCCTGTGCGCCCTGCACACCCTGAGGGCCTTGCGGACCGCGAACGGAAACGCTCTGCGGCGCAATTGCCGTAGCCTGCACGGCAAACGACATAACGCCGTTCTCGTCCACGCTCGGCACGATTACCGGGCCGAGATTGCCGGTTTCACCTTTCGGGCCCTGTTCGCCAATATCACCTTTTTCACCCTGTGGACCGACAATGCCATGCACCACCGTAACGCCGTCCACATCCTCGACCGAGCCCTCTGCAAACTGCATCCTGCTCCTCTGCGGCAGCGTCCGCCCGCCCGCATCGAGCACAACATGACCGCTCGAGCCGGTCGCCTCGAAATTCACGCCGTCGGTTGACGTTTCGAGAACCTTGTCGCTGTTGAGCCGCATATAAACGATCGAGCCGTCCGGTGCCTTGACGGTAAAAACGTCCTGTCCGGTCAGCCGGTTTACTTCGTCAATAACCTCGTTGACTTTCGGAATCGCCGTCTTGCCTGTCAGTCTGTCGAATACCGCCTTATTCTCTGCCGCCGTGCCGGTCAGCGTATCCGGTGCAGAGATAACGCCGTTCGCGCTGATCGTACTGTCTGAAATCTTTTCGATTGCCATTTACTCACCTCACACTCGTTCCGATGGTATACCGCTTGATAATGCCGAAGATACCGAACGCCTCGTTCATTGCATCGTTTTTCATTATCAGCTGCAATGTCTTGTATTTCTTTACCTTGCTGTTGAACGGGAGCACCTGCGGCGCATCATTGCTGTTGAACGTAAAGCGGCTGAAATCAATATCCGTCCAGCTGAAAATATCCGCAATGCCGTCCCGAATCTTTCTGCCGAAGTCACGCTCTGTCCGTGCATACACCTGAATCGAGGAACGGGTATAAGGCTTCATCATAACGCCGCTGCCGCGCTTTACCATGGTCTTATACGTCATAAAATCGCCGTCATCGTCTGCCTTGGTGTGCCACTCTGCGGAAATGGCTGTGCTTCCCGTGATTTTGCCGTCCTCACCGAGCGTGCCGCCATCCGAATACGCCTGCATGGTGTCAATATCCGTGTTCAGGCGACAGATTTTGCCGTCGCTTGTGCCGAAATACAAGCTGCCTCGGCTCTCCATCATGCGCACCGCCGGGAAGTTGTCCCAGTAGTAACACTCGTATACATAATCGCCGTAGGACTGCGGCTTGTACGCTACGTTCTGGTTGGTGTCCATAACATAGGCGTGGTTGTTGACAGCCAGCACATAATAGCCGTTCCACACCACCGCGCAGGCGTTTTCGAGGTGTTCTTCCTTGGTCAGTGCCGCATCCACATAGTAACTGCGGTTTCGCGCTACCTGCAGTGCCGTGATATTGCTGCTCGTCAGCGCAAACACACCGGTTCGGCTGAGAAATACCGGTTCCTCCGGCAGATACGCGAACGCCCGTTTTGCCACTGCACCAGCACCGGCGGCGGCGCGTCTTACCGGAAACTGCACCTTGCTTGTGGTCGTGTCGATGTTGTAGCCGCGAAAGTAGATCGTGGTTTCGCTTCGGTCGTCCGCCTTGATAATCGCCTGACTGTCAGAAATTGCGCTGTACCCGATGATTGCCGCGCCGTCCGCGCCCACCTTGGTATAGGAGAGGTCGGAGAAGTACAGCGGATTGTTGCTCTCGCAGCGCCAGTCCGTGTCCTGCGCGTCCGGATTACCGGAAAGGAACACTCTGTCCTGCGACTTGCCGCCGTAAATGCCCGCAATAGTACACTTGATGATTTTGTCCTTGTACCCTTCCACCGTCTTTACAAACGTAATGCTTACGTTGTCCTTGCCCGCAATACTGGGTTTCGGCGGTGCGGTCGTGAATTTGACCTGTCCTTTCTTGCCGTCCAGCGTGTATTTACCGCTCTCCCATACTTTAGCATCTACCTTGACCTCTGCAATGCTTTCCACATCGGTTGTGTCCAGCTGATATACCGTTGCCGAGCCGTCCGCGCAAAACTCGTTCTTGCGCTTGCTTGACAGCAGATTCACATCTTCAAAGCTCGTGCCGCCGCCTTCCGGCTTGTTCGCGATGGAGGTTGTCGGAACGTAAGCGTCCGCTGTCGCGTCCTTGACGGTTTCACCGTCAAACACAAGGTACTCGCCGCCCGTCAGCACATAGATCTTGTCGTTCAGTGTAAACGCCGTGCCCTTGCCGTTTGTCAGGCCGCTTTTCAGCTCCTTAATACTGCCGTCTGTCCACTGATACAGCTTTGTGCCGCCATGCACAAGGAAGTATTCCTTTCCCTTGATAACGCCGCGATACAAGCCGTTTACCGGTGCTTCACAGGTTTGCAGCACGCGCCAGCCTTTCCGTTTCTCGGGAAAGCCGCCGCTGTCCGAAATCAGGTTGACCGTACCCATCGCGCCGCGGGCAGAATCAACCTGTGTTGGATTACTTGACAGGTCAACGCCCTTAAACTTGGAGTATTCGGTTTTGTACTTCTTCGGGGAATCCGGAATTTTGTATGTCGCCATTTACACCCACCCCGTAACACTGCGCCACGCGCCGCCGCTTGCCGTCTGCTGACGGCGGGAAGCCAGCATGGACTTTACGTTCTCATACTCGTTCAAATACTGCGTTGCCATCGAAATGTCATCTTCCTTGAACACCTCTGCCGCGATATACAGCGGAATCGCCCGCTGCGCCTCCTCCGCAAGAGAAAAGGTCGTGTCGTTCGGCGTGTCCTCGGTGATTTCCTCGGGGTATGCCTCATACCAGATAACAAGCGTGCCTTGGTACTCTGCCGGTAAATACAGCTCGTCCATGCCGTCAAACTGATAGTCGTTCACGCGCTCAAACGTGTTGTGTTCTCCGCGAATGGTCAGCCGGTCGGGGCAGAACCGCATGAAATCCGGTGCAAGCTCCTTGAGGTGGTACAGCCGGTTGCCCTTCGCGTTATCGTCCGGCAGTTCCACCTCCACGCTCTTGTAAATCGGCATGATCTCCGCAAGGTCGATCATTGCGAACCATGCCGCGTGCGGCATGGCCCGCACATAGTCCGCCACATCAGGCGAAGTCAGCGAAACCTCCGTGCCGTAGTTCAAACGAGAGAAAATCTTATCAAGCGCCGCTTTCTGAATTTGCTCCCATGTCATTCGCTCACACTCCTTTCAAAAAGGAAAAGGCGGGGTTTCCCCCGCCCCTTGTCTTTACAGTTCGGAAGCGTTCGTGAGGGAGTCGCCAACGATGGAGATTGCACGCCAGTCGTTGAAGCCCGCGCCGAAACGCGCACGACCGGACCAGTAGTTTGCGTCGGTGTTCTCGTCCACCGAGGAGCGAACGGTGAGGCTTACGCGGTCAAGCCACGGCATGCACATCGCGTCCTTGTTGTAGTCGGAATCCATCAGCATGAAATACTCTTTTCCGCCGATGGTCTTCGGCAGGTAGTTCCATACCAGTACGTTCCACAGGCCGACCTGGAAGTTGAACGCATTGTTATTGGTGTTCGGGTCCAGCTCAGAGCCGATAGCCGCGAACAGCGCGCGCTTGAGCTTGCCGGAATTCGGGATGATGATGGTGTCCGGCTTGATGTTCAGCAGGTTGCCGTCGTCGTCGCGGATGTCCTGCATCTGCTCCTGTGCCGCGTCCAGAATTTCGGTATACTTGTCCGTACCGGCGGTGTACTTGAAGCGGTTGGACTGGTTCTTGTAGCCCTTGGTTGCCGAGCCGTGCGCGTTGGAGAACAGGGAAACGCCGTCTGCGGAGGTGGTGTCATACTTCTTGCCGCCGAAGGTGATCGAAGTGCCGACGCCGCCCGCGATCATGTCCGCCGCGTACTTCTCTCGGGTACGGTTGTACGAAGCGCCGAACTTGCGTGCACGAGATTCAGCCAGATTGAACTTGCTGTCCTCGATGAGCTCGCGGGTGACTTCAAAGCGGCTCTTCCAGGTGGTCGGCTCGATGATCTTGCTGTAGCCCTCCTGTACAGAGGTCAGCGGATACGCGCCGTTCTCGCCAACGTCCTGAAAATCACCCAGCGCGGTAGCCGAGGTGTACTTCTCTGCGTAGTTGGGGGTGGTATCCATATAGAATACCTTGTCGATCATGCTCTGCTCCTGAAAGCTCTCTACACGATCTGCAATGATCGCCTTGATGGGTGCCTGCGACTTGCCGAAGAAGGAATCGGCAACGCCGGAAGCCTCAGAAAAAGTAATGCCTGCCATAAATTATCTTGTCTCCTCTCTTTTTTAGGCGGCAACCGCTGCCGGATCAACGAACACGCCGGTAACGGTCGAGTTGGTGGTAGCGCCGTCGGTGGTAAGCACCTTGAACACACCCTTGGTGGTGGTCGCGGTAACGGTCAGCGCATCAGCTGCCAGAGTGACAGCCGAGCCGACGACGGTCTGTGCAACGGTTGCGGTCGAGGTAGTCTCAAATACGATGTTGTCGTTTACCTCGATAGCCGGGTAATTGCCGTCCTCGCGCTTGGGACCCATGATAATGTGAGTCGGCTTGACGGAAGCGGTGCCCTTTGCCAGAGCGCCGGAAGTCAGAGTAGCCGCCATGCCGAGGGTCAGGCCGTCCGCGCCGGGAAGGTAAACGAACGGGGACACATCAGCCACACGGCGATATGCGATCTTAAACATGAAAAAATCTCCTTTTACTTGTATTTTTTGAACTTAGCCACAAGCTGTGCGTGGGTAAGGTTCGGAAATGCGTGCTTCATCATCTGCATTTCCTGCGGGTCGATTACAATATCGTCACCGCCCGCATTGCCTGCTGTGGTGGCCAGGTGGCTCTTGCCGTTGACATTGTTCATGGCCTGCTGCTTTGCCGCTGCTGCGCGCTTGCCGGTCAGCTGGTCAAAGTTTGCAAGGCGGAACGCGTCAACGAGCGAATAGCCTCTGTTGACGTACTCGTTAAAAACGGGTGCGTTCGGGTGGTTTGCCAGTGCAGCAACGTCGGTAATGGACGGGTCAAGGTGGGAAATCTCCTTGATTGCCTCGTTCATCTGCCGCTCGCCCTCCTCCATCTGCACACGGTCAAGCACTTCCTGCGCCTGCCGTACAGTGGGGTTGTTTGCGATCATCTGATCGAGCATGGACGGGTCAATCCCTGCCTGCTGCATCTGGTCGCGCTGATATGCCTGCTGATACGCCTGCAAATCAGCCTCAGAGGTGATCGGTTTGTTGGTGTACGGGTCAAGCTGACCCTCGTACATCTGCCGGATGACCTCATCCTTTGCCGCCTGTCGCTCCTGCTGAATGCGCTCGTTAAACTGCGCTTCCGCTCTGCGTCTTGCAGCGGCAAATCGTGCGTTATCTTCCGCACTCTGTACTCCCTCGGGCGCAGCTTCGGCGGTCTGCTGCTCGTTTTCGCCTGTTTCCTCGGGGCCGATGGATGCCGGTTCGGCGGATTCCGGCTCGTTTACGCCTGCCTCGGTGGTTTCCACTTCGGTTTCCATAATTTCTTCCATTTGGGTGTTCCTTTCCGGATTTTTACGCTGTTCCATGCGATTTTGGGCATAAAAAACCGCCCTTTCGGACGGTTCCGCTATTCCCTTTTACTTGCCGCTCTTAGAGGAGCGCAGATCGCCGCCGGTCTTAACGGTCGGCTTCTTGGTCTTGGTCTGCTGATACAGCGCCTTGACCTCCATGCTGCCGGAGTTCTTCACCTTGCCGGCCAGAGTTGCACACTTTGCCATACTATTTCACCTCCTTTACTATCTGCTTATAGTTTGGGCACTGCGGATTTTTGCAGATAAGCACGAGCTTACCGTCTACAGTGTCCGTCTTCGTGTCAATCTTACAGATTGGACATACCAATACTGCCGCCTCCCTCCTGATAACTCGGCATATCATCCAGATTTACCGCCTGCGTCGGGTCTGCAATCTCGGTTGGCATGCTCTGCTGCGTCATTGCCTGCTGCTGTGCCATCATCTGTTGCTGTGCCAGTCGTTCGGAAAGCTGCTGTTTAACTTCGCTTGCCAGCGGGTAGTGCAATCCCTCCATGATCGTCCAGAATGTCAAGAGACTCTGCATATCGGTCGGGTCACCAAAACAGCCGTTTTCGAGGTTCATTCTCGCCTCCTGCCAGAGGTTTTCGCGGTTGCCCGCAAGCGGCGCGGTCTGGTCTACGCTGAACAGAAATTCATCGTTCCAGTACGGTTCGCCCGCGTCATCCACCCTGAGAAAATCCATCTTGTTGAACACGCCATACATCTGCGTGCCGTTGGTGTCCTTATATACCATCGGCCGTGGCTCGTCCGAGTACGCCAGCAGGAACTTGAACATAACCTCGAACAAATCCGCATAGGCGGCATTCTTCATCACCTTGCGGCTCTCCAGTCGTCCGGCGGTCTGCGCCGCTGCAAACTGCTTTGCCGTACCAGAGGTTGCGGTACTGTCCTTGCGTCCCTGGAACGAATCCGTAATGCCAATCAGATTACGCATTGCCGTGTAGGTGCTGTCCTCAAACGCCATATCGCGGGAAATATCCGGCTGCAGGGTCAGCACATCAACCATTGCTTTTTCTTCCGGACTGTCAATCTCGAAAACCTTGAAATTCTCGTCCGTGCGTCTAATCTGCTTGCCCTTGGGCAGTGTGATAACCGAGCCGCCGCCCAGCAGCTTTTGCGAGATTGCGCTGTCGAGCTTGTTTACAAGCATCTGCTGATCCCGCACCATGTCCACGTCAGAGGAACCTAACAGCTTACCAACAACGGACACATTGCGCCGCAGTACCACCGGATACACGTCCGGCTTGTAGTACGGAATCATGTCGTTTTCTTCGTGCTGTGTAACGGTAGGCTTGCCCATCTCATCAAGGCTGATATGTTCAACCATCTTGGTCATCGGAATACCGTTCTCATCCGTCCGCGCAAAGTCCTTGACGGTTTTCTGTTCGCCGTTCTTGCTGCCGCAGTACGGGCAGGTATCGCCCTGCATATCCGCGCCGCACTTGCTGCAAGTCTTAATGCGCCGCGCCTGATAGTCCTCCATGTACTCCAGCAGTACGTCATTGCACCACGCTACGCGCCCAATACCGCCGTCAGCGTTCCGGAAGTATCCGATATTCTCCGTCACCAGATCATCTACCACGCTTTGTTCAAAGCCTCGTGCATCGGGCTGCTCCTCGTCCTCAGCGGATACATCCTTGCCGTACTTCTTCTTGATGTACTCCTTGCTCTGTGCGAGCTGAATAAAGAAGTAATCCATCTCCGGGATACTGTAAACGCCCGGCTGTGGGATAAACTGCTTGGGATGCAGCAGCGTAACACTCAGCGCGCCGCGCGTGGTGTGCGTCCGCTTGGTGTTGTCCCACTCGACGAGGAACAAGTCGCCGCCGTGCGTCGGCGTGGTGCGCTCGTCCTGATCGTTTAAGCGCTCAAACGGCAGGCGGTCAAGCTCGTTTCGGATATAATCCTCAATCGTCTTTGCGAGCTGTTCGTCCTCCTCGTGTCTCGGCGTAACCTTAGGCGTTGGAATATCGCTCGATACTTCCGCCTCGATGATTTCCGCTACCACGTTCCGCGCCACTACTGCATCTTGCGCTTTCTGGTTCTTGCCGTGCACCTTGTCGATCTTGTGTGTTCCCCGGTAGATTTCTTCCCGCTCGACCATCAGATTAAGCTCCGGCTGGTACTTGCTTCGCGCCTTGCTTAGCCTGTCCTGCCACTTCTTCAAAATCTGTTCGTCGCTCTCGCCCGTTTTATCAAACGGATTTTGCATTTTATCACCTCATTTTCAAAACGGATTGCCCCATTTAGATAACAGGTACTCCTGTCCGCTCTTGTCGGCGTTGTAGTAATCCTCGTACATGTCATCCGTCCACTTGGCCCGCTTGCCTCGTGGCTTGTCCTCGGTGTAGCTCTGCTGTGTGCGTGCATAGTAGGCGATAGCCAGCGCCATAACACAGTCATCGTGTGCGCCCTGTTCCGCCTCTGCTCTGCCCTTCTCATTGCGTACAAACGTCAGCATTTCGCCGAGCGTGTCCGCGTCGTTCAGCAGCTCCACGCTCTCGCGCACCACCTCAACCAGTCCGGCGATAATAACCGGCCTCGTAACGCTTGTGGTCTTAAAGCCGTAGCTGTCGCGGGGTCTGTGGGTGTAGTTGTCCTCGGTCTGCCGGACGTACTGCCGCGGATACCGCAGCCGTTGCAGCTCCTTGATGGGGTAGCTGCTGTAATTCGCCTCAATCGCAATCAGCGCCTTGTTATAGTAGATACCCAGACAATACATCTGCGCCGCGTATACATCCTCGTCGAACTGGTGACGCAGTGTACACACCTGCCGCCCGTTGGTGTTGTCGAGCACCTGCCCAACAAACCAGTCTGAGCCCTCGCCCGACGTATCGCCGCCGATCACATACGGCACGCCCTCGCGCCTATCCTGATAGATGGAGATATAGCCGTCGTCAGCGTCCACCCACTTGATAGAACGATCATCAATCTTGACTTGATTCGCCAGTGCATCAAACGTTGTGGAGTACACGAAGTACCCGCGCCGCTCTGCCGGTGGAAGCTCTGCCAGCCTGCCGTTTACCTTGGCCGCGTCGAATATCGTCTTGCCGATAACGCCCCACTGCCCCAGACAATACACCTGGTAATAGTAAGGATCGCTGTCCTTGTACCCTTCCAGCGTCCGCTTGTAGTCCTCATCAAGCCATGCGTTGTCCTTGTAGGTGGTTTTGAGCGTCACCGCCCGTTCATCCTTGCGATCGAAAAACCGTTTTTTGAGCCAGTGCAGAACGTTGATCGGGTTAAATGACAAGGTAATCTGTCCGTGTATCCGCTTGCCTCGCAAACGGATATCAAGCTGATTAAAGTCGGCTTCCGCAATCTCGCTTGCCTCCTCAATCCATATATCGGTGAGTTCGCCCTTGGGAAATGTCACCGACTTAATCTTTTCGGGATCGTCCAAACCCTTAAAAATACAGGCGTTGCCGGTAAGCCTGCATACAATCTTAAGGTCGGTAACATCAAACAGACTATGTAAGCCCCAGCCGTTAATGACCTGCTGCAGCAGTGCAAACGTAGACGTTCGGTTTGTGTCGCCAACCTTGCGGACCACAAGCACATTGCACAGCGGCTTGCTCATCATGCGTACAACCAGCCGTTGTGCTGCAAATACAGACTTACCAGAGCCAGCGCCGCCATATAACACAATGTATCGGTGCTCATCATCCGAGAGCAGCGGCAGATACGCCGCGTTAAATGCCCGCTTGGGAATATTAACTTGCACCCGCCGCACCTCCTAATTGTACAAAATGCGTGTTTTGCATAATAAACAACGTCGTCCGTCTTGCTCCTCGGTATTTACCCCGAGTTTTCCGGCACTCAGCCCCACAAAAACCCTTGATTTTGCAAGTTATAAAATCCAATCCTGCAAATCAGGGTAAAAAAACAGACCTGCACCGCTGTTACGCGGCTGCAAGTCCTTACTCTGTATCTGTCATTTCGTCATCATCGAGCAGCTTAACCGTGATCGTCTGCGCCCCTACAATCTCCCGGCGCTCAATAAACGCACCGATACTCCGTGCGCGCAGCTCAGACGCTTTCAGGCGGTCTTTTATGTCCGCCTTATCATTACGCATGGTATCGCTCCAAAACGCGTTAATCTCCGCCATATCCGCCACACGGGCACGATCTAACAGCTCGTCACGGTCTGAAATGTACTGGTTAAGTTTTGTTAAATTTTGTGCTCCAATTACTTTAGCGTTATCAGGCTTGTAACCGGCAAGCCGTGCCGCCTCTGCTGCTGTCTTGCCTTGCTTGTAATAATCAATCCATGCCCGCTGTTTTGCGGTCAGCTTTTCCATACTCTCGCCCCCCTTACCATATAGACACAAAAAAGCCGCCCCGGTTACTTGGAGCGGCTTTTGTCTGCCTACAATATGTTACTTGTCCATGTCTGCCGTTATCAGCTTATATACATAGCTGTTCAGGCTCTCGCCCTTGCTGGCTGCATACTCCTTAATGCGTTCGCGTTCCCCCTTGGGTACTACGATATTAAGCCGATCGTATGCTTTCGCGTTATACTTATTACTCGCCCGTGTTCGTGCGTTTGGGTCAACTGCCATGGTATCACCTCCCTGTTATAGTGTACCACAGCCGTTATCATTGCTCAATTATACAATTCCACTAAATATCATTGCTCAATTATGTTTACTTTACCTATTGCGTATCATTGCTCAATGATATATACTGTAATCACAACAAAGGAAAACACAAACCACCGAAAACAAAATGGAGGTACACACCATGTTAAACACTAAGACCCTTACCGAGAAGAAAACCACAGCGCTCACCATCTACAAGGCAGCCAAAGCCGCTTACCTTGCAGACCAGAGCAAAGAAAACTGGATCACATTCTGTGACGCTCGCCGCACCTGCATGTTACTCGGTGTACGCATTTAAGGAGGTAATCACAATGGCCATCATTAACAAGACTTTCGCCATCGGCGACACCTACCGCGGCACTCGCGGCGATCTCTTTACCGTAACCGCCACCGGCACACGCAAGATCAACGGCACGCGCCGCACGAGCACCGCAACCGTCACCCTCACGCACGAGGGCGGCAAGGCTTACGAACTCGACCTCTCCCACGCACAGTGCCTCTTGCTTGCCAAGTGCTAAAGGTTCTTATTAACCAACCACCCGCCCCGGAGGAACGAGGGCAGAAAGGAAAACCATCATGACTAAGCTAATCGCCATTATCGCCGCCCTGCTGCAGATCGTACCGGCCACCCGCACCATCTCCGGCGAGGTGTACCGCATCGACTACCCGACCGGCACGCAGGACGCGCCTATTGTTACCATCGTCACCGAAGACGGCCACGAGTGGATCACAGATGACTACATCGCACCGCGTCACACGCCGCTTGAGATCACATTCAGCATCAACAGCACCGCGGACGTAACCGACGACGAGATCATCTTCATTACATCCACCTGGACGCGTTAAGCATGGGAGCCTCACCGCTCCCTCTCATTCTCCCGCCCGGCTCACGCACCCGCGTCAGAGTATTTTCTAAATAGCATAGCAAACCCCGCTCACCAAAGCCATAAGGTGAGCGGGATTTGCCATATTATACGACTGTTTCGGTTTTGCAGGACTCGCACCTGCTTTCAGCACTATGCAAACCGGTATACCTCCACAGGGAGGTATGAACGCTATCGTCGCGTCTGTACGTCGGGCTTTTACCGAGGCTTGCGCCGCTGTCCAGAACGGTTGTATGAAATCCAGAGAGGTATTACCTCACTTTCGCAAGTTTACTTGTGTTCCGTCCTGTGATTAGGTATGCTTACAAGAGATAAACAGACTGGTGCTCTTTCGCGGCGTGTACTTAGCCGCCCGAAAGCGCCGTATCGGCTTTGTAACTTTGTACCGGTTGTTTTGCTCTCGGCTCTCAAAGTCCGTTTGAGTGCTTATCCGGTGAGCACTCGCCCTCTCGATATAGGCTGTTCGGCGTCTCTGTCCGTCGTGTCACGCGTCTCTATCGGTGCGTAATCCGGCTGATTCCCTTTTTAGGTTACAGCGGGGAGCGACCCCGGTTGCGGCGTGCCTGCAAGCACCCGCTGAACTCTGCAAAGCTGTTGCAGCAGCTCCGCATACGTTCGGAAACAGATTGTCCGTCTTTCCGGACTGCCAGAATCATCATCGCCCAGTAAAGGCGTTTACCCGTCCGACCTCATGCAGTCATCCGGGCATATCGGCGTGCCGCGCAAATGACACGCCAACGATAGAAAGGATAATCAATGCCTTCGTTCCGCGAAAGGCGTTTTGCTCCTCTGCCCTCATGCAGACTTTGGAGCAGGTCAGCGGCAGGTCTCCCCACCGCTTAAAACGGGACTTTAGGTAAAAATGGAGGAACGAAACTCCGTGATTCTGCTCTTACGAGCTTTTATCACAATACTATTATAACACCAGTTTTTGTGGTATAGTGTGGTAAGTTTTCCACAGATTCATGCACAATCTGTTAATAACTTCTCCACTTCCCGTAGGGCGCGAACGTGCATCCGTCCGCGCACATGATCCTCGTTGTAGTGTATCTTTTCGGCGGTCTCTCTCCACGTTCTACCATTCACGTAATGTTCGATCAGCAGCGCCCGCAGCGCCGCATCCTGCACCTTAGCCGTTGTGCTGATAATCTCAGCCTTAATCAGTGCAAGCCGTTCCTGCTCTTTCTGTATTTTTTCGGACAGGGCCAGATACGCATCCGCCTTGTTTGCGGTCACGTCACCGCCGCCGCCCGGCGTGTCCTTGATCGTCGCCGTTGCGCTTGTCGCCCGCGTCCACGCTCTTACTCGTGCTTCTTCTAGTGCAGAGATCGTTTTTTCAAGGTCAATCCCTCGCCTGAGCCATTCTTTAGTCGTCGTGTGCCACTACCTCCTCCATACCATGCTGTGTATATCGCCTGCGGCGGCTGATTCTCGCCGCCTTGCGGACGCAACCCACACCCGGTTCACATCCGCGCGATTTCCCCGTGTCGATCAAATAATGACACGCCCATAGCTTAGACCCTTGGCTTGTACCCAGTACCCGCCAGTATGCGCACCCAGCGCATTCGCTTTTCTTTTTCATGCTAATGCTATTCCATTCTCCCGCAGTTCTTCAATCAGATCGTCGATTTTAACGTATTTTCGGGCGATACTGTCTGCGAGGTAGTTTGTTTCGTCCCATATCCGCCGTAATCGGTCATAGTCGTACCCTTCTTTATCCCGTAGAACGCTAAACATAATTGCCCATGTAGACGCAACCGCCGTGTTCGTTGCGTCTCGTTTGGCTTTTTCTATGTCACCCTGCGTCGCCGGTACTCGGTATGGGTTGACTTTCTTTTTCTTCGCCATTTCCGTACCTCCAATTTTCATACCGCCGCATCTCGTCCAAATACTGCCGCATCTCCGCGCTGTACTGCTTCACTCGTCCATCCGCTCCAACATATCAAGGTACTTTCTCGCCATTGCCGCCACCTGAATTGCCTCGCAAGCCGCCGCTTCGGCGTACTGCTCAACCAGTGCCACATGCTGCTCCGTCGGGATACCGTCACGGATACGGTGCCAGAGCTGCTCCATTGCCATTTCGATACTATCGCATTCTTCTCGCAGTTCCTCGGCTTCCTCCTGCATTACCGCCCAACCCTCGTGCTCCGAGTGGAACTGTGGGAATCGCTCATTTGCAGCTTCCAGTTCCTTTTCCACCAGCATCTTTACATCTTCACTTACTGCATTCATTATTTTCTTCCTTTCAAACACAAATCATCGGCGGGTGCGGAATTTCCGTATCTACCGGTTTCCATAGGTGCAGGCAGTACGGATAATTATTGATGTACTCCGACTTAGGCGGGTGGAACTGCATAACGCGCTCGTCCTCGCCGAAAAACATATCCTTAATCGCGCACATCTCGTCCCATGTCGGGCAGCACTTGCGCTGTGCAGAGCCGGGCGAGACGCTAACGTGCTCCCAGCCCATTCCATTGCTTGCGATCACTCGGAACGACTTGCCGCCAACATACACCTTAAAAACACCGTTTCCGCTGTCGCCGGTGCAGGCGTAAAACTCGCGTTCTCTGTCTTTCAGCCGGAACTTGTCCAGCTTGTGCAGGTCAATCATACAGGTTCACTCCCTCAATCTCCGCACGGATTTCCAACGTATACAGATAGTCAGACATGTGCTCACGCTGTGCTTTTAGCAGCTCGATAGGGCATTTCAGCGTAAAATCAAGCGTGCCCGCCGCGTGCTTAACAAGTAGCCGATTCAGCTTTTCATAGCGTTCCTTCGTCTCGTGGTACTCGCGCTTCATGCGCTCCTGCCATGTGTCCGGCGCAGCGTTCTCGCCCTTCGGTTTATAGATCGTCCTCTTCATCAGCCGCAGCGCGTCCGCGCACATCGCGTGGAACTCCCGAAACTCTGTTGTATTCAATTTCCAGATTTCAAATGCATTTTCCGTAATCGCGTCTACAACCTTGATAGCTTCATCAATCGTCATTATCTTCCACCCTCTCATATGTCTTTGCGAACACATCCGGCTTGCAGGGGTAGAACTCGCCGTTTACACCCTTGATGATGTAGTCGCCAGCAGATGCCTGCATAGTTCCCTCAAGAGTTAAAACAAGGAACATTTTCTTGTTCTCACTCCACACGACATTCATTCCACAAAACTTGTCGATTTCCGTCTGGTTCTTGCCTGTCCACCGGATAGCTTCAACCACAACAGGCTTTTTGCGGTATTTCATTATTCTGCCTCCTCGATTCCATCAAACACAATATTCATCCGCGCCTTGTCATCCAGTTCTCGCAGCGGCTTGTACACAATGCGCTTAAAGCAATCGTCGCAGTACGACATATTGGAAATGCTCGTCGAATGGTTGATCATGCTGCATACAGTAATGCAGATTGCGTTACCGGTGCCATGTTTCAGCTTTGAGCCGCAAATCTCGCATTTATTCATCATCTTCTACCTCCATCTCATCTTTTAGTGATAGCTTACGGCCGCACATAAAACAATAGTTGATTTTGCTGGGTCTACATTCAGCCATAGCAACTAATTCATAACTATTGTCATAAAAATTCCTGTGAATTATAAAGTCGCCTAAACATTTTGCGTCTGTACGGCAATAGGGACAGTTCTTTTGTTCTTCGGTCATTCTTTTTTATTCTCCAGTTTCATACGCTTAATAGCGTTTTGCACGACCGCTACAATCGAACAACACTCACCAATCGTGAGATACGGTGCGATATCTCGTACCGTTGCGATAAGGGCACGCGCCGCCACCGGTTTAATTGGCCTGTCAAATACCTCATTGTTAATTCGATCCATTGTCCGCCCTCCTGTTCCATGCTTCAGCAGCTTCTTCGTATCTATCCCTGTTGGTAACAGGTGCTATATATTCTGCTCGTGAAATTACACTGTTCTGCCGAAAATAAATTCCGCATTTTTCACAACCGACACGACATTCGATGGCGAAAATAGGCATACTCACCATATACAGATAGTTCGCTTTGCGTTCACAAGAAGCGGATGCCTCTCCCCCGCAGAACGGACAAGGTTTTAATTCAGTCATTGTCAGCCCTCCTGTTCCACGCTTCTTTTGCCTTTGGATGGGTGTTATAGCAAGGGATTTGTGCGTGACACTTCTCGCAAATGATATAAGGTCTAAAATATAGGTATTCCACCGAGATTCTGTTGCTCCCGCAGAACGGGCAAGGTTTCAGTTCAGCCATTGTTAGCACCTTCCTTTTTCAAAGCGTATTCTCTTAAATCACCGAATCCATATTCATCGCCGTATTTCAGCGAAGCGGTAATTTCTTGGCAAGTAGGACAAAGATAACAACTCCACAGGCCGTTATCAATTACACAACTGCGTTCCATCGAAGTTCCACTGGGAAATTTTCGACCGCAGCCAAAGCACACATGGTCTTTCCGTGTTTTAACGGTTTTCTGCCCAATCACCTCAGCCATTGTCTGCATCTCCGTCCATATTCTTCATAATGCTTTGTACGATTGTCTCAATCAAACAGCGCTCATCAGCAGAGAAAAGTGACAGATCGCACGTTGTCTCAATCGGATCAAACATCTTTGCACAGATTAACCCGGCCGCCAAATGCTTGTTTTCTAAATCCATTGTCCGCCTCTCCTCAATTTTTGCACGGAGAACAAAACAATCTATCAATCCAAGATACTTTTCCGTCACCATAAGTAGCGCATTTCTTCGACTGACAAGTTCCATTCTCTTTGTTGAAATAGATGCAGTCTTTACACGGATTCCGCATTATTCTGCACCTCCGTCCATCTTCGCCGCCTCTACAAACCCAAGAACCGCATCCACAATCGCCTTGTCAATTCGCGCCTGCAAACTGCATTTGTTTTCGCAAACAACAGGCATTTCAGATAGGCTCTTGTTATAATAAGCCGTCTTGCGGACAACCCACTTGCCGTTCCAAAAATCAATAGAGTATCCACTGGATTTTGCCGCCTCCATCTTTGCTGACTTTGCAGTACCGGTTTTCACAAAGTAGCTTTCTCTCGTCACCCACGGATTTTGGTATATCTTCATTCCGCACCGTCCATCTTTGCACCGCAATGGCAATACGGCTGTCGTCTACTCTCTACTCTGCCACAACGTGAGCATCGGTAGTATCGTTCCGGCATGATATGGTCGCCGTCCAAGAATGAAATCCACTTTCCATGCACCACCGGCACAACGTCGGCGGCAGGAACGTCGCGCAACTCCCAAAGCGGATTAAGCCCCTTTAGATACGCTTCTCCGGCGGCATCTTCCGCCGCTTCACGCTCAATATACTCAGCCATTCCTAACCCTCCCAAATCTCAATAAAGCTATCGTACATGATTTTCCCCCTATCTCGTCGCAATAGCCTTTACGGCGCACTCTCCGCGTTCTGTGGAATACCACGCGCAGTTCTCGTGCACACACTCGGCAGAAAATCTTTTATCCTTGTCTGCCAGCGAGAATGGGCAAATTTCCTTTGTCCTGTTTGCCCAATTACTTCGGTTTTCACTCCACATTGTTTTCCTCCCATTCCTCGCACGTCTCATCCTCCAACCGGAAATCCGCCCGAAACGCTGCACACCGGATTTTTGTAACTGTTCAGCAGCAAATCCGCTTTTTCATCGTGTTGCGGATTAACTCATTCTCCGGTGCAGCGTTCAAAACTGCTTCGTCAGCCATTTACACCACACCCTCCAACCCAATCTGTACCGTTTCCGGTTCTTTCAGCATTTCATCTTTGGCAAGCCGGTAAAACTGCTTATCCAGTTCAAACCCATAGCTGTTTCTTCCCAGTTCCCGCGCCGCTCTCAGCGTCGAACCACTTCCGGCGCAAGGGTCAATTACCGTGTCGCCCGGGTCTGTGAAAATCTCAATCAGCTTTTTCAGAACCTTAATCGGCTTCTGCGTCGGGTGCAGCTTGGGAATCTCTCTGCCGTCCCGCTCCCAGTCGATATGGTCAAACACCATCTTGCCGCTTCCGCGAACAACCTTTCCGTTCTCGTCATACCGCCTGCCGTTGTTGAACTTCGGCAGCTTGTCCCGGTACAGTACAACCGCAAACTCAGTTGCGCCTACAATCCGCATATTCGCTTTAAGCACCTGTGCGGAATACGGCTTCGTGAAAAACAGCGGATAACTGTTCTTGAACCCATACCGTCTGCCGTACTCCATCACCGTCTGCATCTGATCGAACGCGCAAAATACAATCATTGCCGGTGCAGCGTTGCGTTCCTTTGGTTCTTTCTTCAAAAGCCGGTTGCAGAAGTGCATATATTCGGCAATCTTGAAATAGCCGTCCGTGCGGAAAAAGCTGCTTTTCGCCTTTGCGCTTTCTCCGTTCTTGTTGTCGCCGCCGACATACCACATTGGATTGCTTCCGTATGCGTCCGCGCCGATGTTATACGGAATATCCGCAATCACAAGCTGTGCTTTCGGAATTCCGTAACGCTTGTAGTTCTGGAAATTATCGCAGAACAACTCGCATTTAACCTGTTTCACTCCTCGTCCCTCCCTATAATCTCTACTTCAATCCTCGGATTCTTCGCGTCCACATAAAACCAGTCTTCAAATCCCGCGATATTCTTCCATCCGTCGTTCGACAGATACCTTGCTTTCACCAGCGCATCCTGAATAACCTTGCGCCCAAACGCGCAGATATTATCCTTATCCCGCCGCCGGTCTTTTTCGTACCACCGGTAAATCATATACACCGGTTCTTCAAACTCCACGTTTCCGAGCTGTCTTGCCGCGTGCATCACAACGGTTTCGCACTTCTTTTTCAGTTGTGCGCCTAAGTACCGGTTGCGCCGTTCTGCCTCGATCAGCTCATTCAGTCCCGGCAACGGGCCTTTGATTACAAATTTCACTTCTCACCTCTGCTGGCTTTCACTCTTGCCGCCCACTCACTTTCCCAGTCACTGGCGGCGGGCGCACCGTTAAACATCGGCGCATCCGTTTTGGTTTTCTTTGGCTTGTCTCCGATTCTGTCCCAAATGATACCCTTCCAACCTTGCGACATACTCAGCCGGATAACCTCGGCTACTGCCTGTTCTCCGTGCTGCTTTACGCGGTTCTCTATCATCGTGAGAAGGTTTCTGAGGCCAGTTGGCTCGTATGCATCCCTGCGCTCCTTCTTGTATCTAATCCAATCTTGAACCGCCGAACATACCGGCTCCGAGAATCGTTCTGTTAGGTCGAGTTTCTTATCGGCTTCTTGGGCTTTGGGCTTCGTTTTAGGCTTCGGCGAACATTTTGCCGGTGTCGTCACTTCATCGCGTTCGGTGCTCTGGTACTCGTCGTACTTGCTGACCGTGATAACTGTATAG